TATTCTTCTAAAGAGATTGATAAGGCTGTCACTACGCTCAACGAACAGATTTCTGGCGGATATTCAGTGCTAGGAGAAGTTGACCACCCAGAAGATTTACGTATCAACTTGGACCGCGTCAGTCACATGATTACTAAAATGTGGATGGACGGTCCAAACGGCTACGGAAAACTAAAACTCTTACCAACTCCAATGGGCCAATTAGTAGAAACAATGCTAAAAAGCGGAGTTAAATTAGGCGTAAGTTCAAGAGGCAGTGGCGAAGTAGACGAAAGCGGTAATGTTCATGGATTTGAAATCATTACAGTTGACGTTGTTGCTCAACCATCTGCTCCTGGCGCTTACCCAACACCAGTTTATGAACACCTTATGAATAATAAAGGTGGCTACCAGGCTTATAAATTAGCACAAGAAGTCAAAGGCGACCCACAGGCACAACGATACATAGCAGAAAGTCTCAAGAAAATTATTTCTGGGCTTAACTAAAAGGAGAATCACAAATGCTTGATTTAGTAAAACAACTGTTTGAAAACAATGTGATTTCCGAAGATACCATGTCGGAAATTAACTCCGCTTGGGAAACAAAAATTAACGAAGCAAAAGAAGAAGTTACTACTGAGCTTCGTGAAGAGTACGCTCAAAAATATGAGCATGATAAGGCTGCGATGGTCGAGGCTGTAGAGTCTATGTTAGCAGACCGCATTGAAGCGGAACTAACAGAGTTTGCAGAAGATCGCCAAGGACTTATCGATATGAAAACTAAGTATGCTCTTAAGATGCAAGACGATGCAGTGGCTCTTGAGTCATTTGTAATGAACAATCTTAAGAAAGAACTTAGTGAACTTCACGAGGATCGTAAAAGTGTAGCAGGCAATGTTGCTAAATTAGAATCTTTCATTGTAGACGCTCTTTCAAAAGAGATTGCTGAATTCCACGCTGATAAGAAAGATCTTGCAGAAACTAAGGTTAAATTAGTTCGCGAAAGCAAGGCAAAATTCGAAGCGTTTAAGAAAGATTTTGTTGAGAAATCAACTGCACTTATTTCAGAAACTGTAAGCAAAGGTTTACGTTCTGAGATGACTCAGTTGAAAGAAGACATTGAAGATGCACGTAGAAACGACTTTGGTCGCAGAATTTTTGAAAGTTTTGCAAGTGAATATGCGACAAGTTACCTCAACGAAAAGAGTGAAACTGCTAAACTACTACAAGTTGTTAAGCAGAAAGAACAGGAACTCGAAGAGGCAGCAAAAATTGTTGCAGATACAAAAGATTTAGTCGAATCGAAAGAGGCAGAAATTAAAGTGGTTAAGGAGTCAGCAAAACGTAAAGACGTTATGTCTGAGTTACTTGGTCCTTTAACAGGCGATAAGCGCGAAGTAATGAGCGACTTGCTTGAATCTGTTAAGACTGATAAACTACACGCGGCATTCGACAAGTACCTACCGGCTGTAATGGACGGTGGTAGACCAGCGAAGCAGGCGTTGACAGAAGGCAAAGAAATTACAGGCGATAAACAAACTAAGGCACCACAAACCAGCGGACAAGAAAAAACCGCTGAGATTTTTGACATCCGCAGGCTTGCGGGCTTAAAAGTTTAAGGAGAATATTAAAATGTCACAACTACTTGAAAGTCGCTGGTCAGAAACCAAAGATGCCCTTTTAGAAGGTCTTCAAGGTAACAAGCGTTCGGTAATGGACACTACTCTTGAAAATACACGCAAGTATTTGTCAGAGAGTGCTACTGCTGGTGCTACTTCTGCCGGTAACGTTGCAACTTTAAATCGCGTCATCCTTCCAGTGATTAGACGTGTAATGCCAACCGTAATTGCTAACGAGTTGGTAGGCGTACAGCCAATGACTGGCCCAGTAGGTCAAATCCACACTTTACGTGTTCGTTATGCAGACGACTTTACTTCTGCATCTGGTACTGATACTACTGCAGGTGATGAAGCACTATCACCATTCAAGATTGCAGAAGGTTATTCTGGTAACGACGTTACTGCTGCTTCAACCGCAGCACTTGAAGGTAACGCTGGTAACAGATTATCAATTCAAATCTTGAAACAAACTGTTGAAGCAAAAACTCGTAAGTTATCAGCTCGCTGGACTTTCGAAGCAGCGCAAGACGCACAAGCTCAACAGGGTATTGACGTTGAAGCAGAAATTATGGCTGCTTTAGCACAAGAGATTACTGCTGAAATTGACCAAGAGATTATTGCATCTCTTACTTCTTTAGCAGGTACTGCTGCACTAACTTATGATCAGGCTGCCGTTTCTGGTACTGCTACATTTGTTGGTGACGAACACGCAGCTCTTGCAGTTCAAATCAACCGTGTTTCTAACTTGATCGCACAACGTACACGTCGTGGTGCAGGTAACTGGGCTGTTGTTTCACCAACAGTATTAACTTTGTTACAATCTGCTACTACTTCTGCGTTTGCACGTACTACTGAAGGTACTTTTGAAGCACCTACAAACACTAAGTTTGTTGGTACTCTTAACAGTGCTATGCGTGTTTACGTAAACGGTTACGCTACAAGCGATGACGTACTTGTTGGTTACAAAGGTTCAAGTGAATCAGACGCAGCAGCGTTCTACTGCCCATACATTCCATTAATGTCAAGCGGTGTTGTACTTGATCCTGCTACCTTCGAGCCAGTAGTTTCGTTCATGACAAGATATGGTTATGTTGAGTTAACTAACACAGCA